CATGATAGTGTGATAAGAGAGAGGGTATTTGAAAAGTTCTCTGAAATCACTGGTCATGACTATGAGTACATCTACAACGAATGGTTAATCGCTCCCTAATCCCCTATACTATGAAAAATTATCAAATCCTCCTCCTTTCCCTCGCTTCCCTTACCATAGGGTACTTCATCAACTCTGGTGAACTATCGAAATGGATGTATGTTGACTCGAATGAAGGTGTATCCGCATTCTTCTTCGGAATAGGGTTATTCTCCCTAATGTGTGTTGACTGGAAATCATTCTTAAAATTCTTAAATAACTAAACAATGGATTATCTACTACCAAACGACATGGATTGTACACTACCTAAAGGATACAAACTCAACCCAGTCAGACAAACACTTCGTACCAAAGATGGTGTGGAGGATGTTATACTATACGGACTATCTAACAAGCGACATGGCCTGAATAAGGTGTTTAGTACTATCGATAGTGTATACCGATTTATCTCCACATTCGAAAGAGAGAAGCTAGAGAAGAAGGCACTACGAGTTAACGGATACCAGGCAGTTAAGGGAGTAGCCGCCCTACATAAGGATATGGAGGCAGCCATAGAGCTGGAACAACAGGCTAGTAGTTGGTTAAGTAACCAGAGCCAACCCAAGATAGATGGTTTCGTATATTTATACCACAATAAGATAGGCAAAGAGTACCACCTATATCAACGGACTCACTACACAAACAAAAGAAAGATGAAAAAAGTAATCGCAATTTTGGCCCTCGCATCTCTTATGGTAGCATGTGGAGGTAAAGGTACTACCGAAGGTACTACGGACTCAACTGCAGTAGCAGCTGATACTACCGGAGTGACTACAGTAGATACTACCGCTGCTGAAGCCCCTGTGGTAGAACCTGCAGTACAGTAAGTGGAGAGAGGTAAGTTGGGGTTCGACTCCCCACTCTGCTCAAGGTTAGCTCATATAAACGGTTATTCTCGATTTATACTCTATTCTTATTACTCTATGAGCTAGGCCTATAAAGGTGGAGGTTTCTGGCCCCCACCTTTTTATTTTTGAAAAACATACAAAATATAATATACATAATTATGAGCAATTTTATAGAAGTACAAGAAGTGGAAACTCGTAGGCATGAAGCCCTCGTAGTATTAGAGTCAGCTGAATCTGTCCTAGTGAATAGGATTAGAGTTATGAGAGATGGTAAACCAAAGTACGCTGCTAGTGAGAGGTTAAACGAAATTCGAACCGCAATGAGGATACTCAAAGAGGCATTCGCTTAACATACAAAACTCATTCAAAGCTAGTAGATTCGTACAACCTGTGGAGGAAACTCTGCAGGTTTTTTCACGTCTACACACTCGCATATTTGCCTATCCGAATATACGGTTATCCGAATAGGGGTTTGACGAGTTTCATGTAGCTAGGAAAAGCGGAACCCTCCAAGACCCAGTCGGACTCGTTTAAATACCGGGGGGACTTTTTTTGTGGTGGGAACCCTTTTTTGACACTAATGTTGACACATTAACCCCTATATGAACCGATTTCTTTTTACCTAATTCGATATATATTAGTATGAAACTAAAGGAATTATTGATTAAAGTGTTTGAGAGAGCCTGTGCTAGAATCGATGGAGAATCAGATGAGGATTACCTAACGAGATGTGGTAACGCACACTTCGCAAGACAAGCACGAGCATTTTACTTAACGAAAAGAAAGGTAGATATTAACTAATCAAAAACGAAGCATGTTAAAAACGGAAGTATACTTAAAGACGGCAAACGATTTCGGAGTATCCGTAGGTATTGCAAACGCAGTAAGGTTTTCCCCTCTAACGGATTCGAAAAGCGAGGTTGATAAATCCACCTACAAAAGAATGAGTTCCGACTTGATGATTAACAAAATCATAACCGAATGTATTGAAATCGGGGAATACAAAACCCTCCAAAGGGAACTATACCGTATCAAACGAAGTAAGGGTAAAAGGAAAATATCCGAACTAACTATATATAGAGAGGCGATGAAAACCATCAACTCCTTAAAAAAATCAAAGAAAGAAAATGGAAGTAAGACCAGTACAAAACCCAGACAGATATATTCGTACTAACGATGGTTGGTTGGTTTCCTCTGTTTCGGATTCACCCAACGGTAATGTAAACGGAGAGATTGTTCCCATAACTATAACCGAAGGAACGGCAATCCCCAACTCATCGATTTATACAGTATTAGAAGTTGATGGGATTGTGATTCAGATTGATGATAAGTACTTGATTTCACCAGCAACCAATGTAGGAATCGGATTATCCTCTAACCCTCATTGGGATTACCAACAAAACGGCACGATTAAAAACAAACCCATAGGGAGTTCCATTCCAATCATAAAGATAGATGTATCGAAGTTAGTGAAGAGTGGAGATGAGCAAGACCAAAAAATCTTAAACGCAGGGGTTGAATCTGTGGAGTACATCTACGAAACGGAGCTGGAGATGGGAATCCCCAAAGGTCTGATTAACCAATTGAACTACACTTTAAAGGAAGGTGCTCAACGGCCAGGAGATTCTTATTCTCTATGGGATATGAATTTGGGGGATGATACTCTATACTCTATACAGGCACTAAACGTAACCACTGCGCAGGAGGATGGCAAATTGGATACTGCCAAACTCAAAGAATTTTTGGGGTCATTAGGTGAGAGGTTAACAGAGTTAAGAAAGGATTTCAATAGTATTAAGGATACATTCTATAACGGAGTACCACCAATCAATAAGGGTAAGATTCAGATACAAAATCGGGTATTACACCTATGAGTGCATCTCTAGCCGTAACGGAAGTGGTAGCGGATTTAAATGGGGTGATAGGAGATGTAGAAAGGAATCGAAGAATAACTGAAAGTATGAGCAGGAGATGATGGTAAGCTGGGTTAAATTCGCATTGGTCTCTACACTCATTCTTTTGGGGGTAGGAGCAGTTATCGTGACTGGGTTGATATACTTTCCCATCTGGCTACTTCGAAGGGATAAGAGATGGTAATAGAGATATTCAATAGGAATATCGCCGTACCCGCAAAATGTGGAACTCGTTATTTTTCTAAATGTGTGAAATCGGCCGAACGGCAAGTCGGGTACATGGAACGGATTGTATCGTGTTTACCCCAACAATCGGATATTACACAAACGGTAGAAGGAACACCATCCCGAATTGAGGATTACGATTTGTGGAAGGGTGTAGAATGGTTAGTGGTGAGAGACCCGTATGAATGGTTACAAAGTGCATTGCATACGGAATTGGTTAGTTGCTACTCGGATACGGAAAAGGTGAGTTCAATAGTGGATGAATTTGCTTCACCTACTGGTACTACTCATTGGAGTGGTTCATTTTTTAAAAAAATACACTTTCTATATAAGAACCATAATATCAAACGGTTTAAGATTCTACAAATTACGGAAACTACGGAGTTCCTAGCTAAATTGGGATGGGATATAGAGTATATTAAAGATGAATATAGTTTCCATCACATTGAAGATTGGAAATCGAAAGAGTGGATTGTAGAAATGGTAAAGAGTGAATATCCAATTCAATGGGAGAGGATGCTTACCTTAATGAGGGGAGATAGGGAGTATTATGAGTATGTTGTAAATAACAAAGTGAAATTGTTATAAACTATCAATTGGGATATAAAAAATTTTTCTTAAAAAAAGTTCGACGGAGGCCCCCCAACCCCCGCCGATTGAAAAAATAACTATACGGTTGCTCGAGTATCTTTCATTACCTATGAAGTCTTACACCGTTTTAATCGTTATTTATTACATAGAAAGTGCTGCTACTACTTTATCTTTCATACCAGCTTTCATATAAGTAACTTCTTTTTCCAAGGTTCTACCCTCGTTCTTAATTTCATTTACCCAGTACTCTACAGAACCCCACGGTGCCTTATTCTCTACGAAGATATAAGAGGGGAAGGATTTTAGGGAAGTACCGTTATCTGTTTTTAATTTCTCATCATAGTACTCATAACAATCACTCATACCATCGAAGTATCCAGCTTTAAAGGAATCTGAAAATCTTTTGATTTCTTTGTAAATTTTTTCCGATACAGATGAACCATCGGAGTTGGAAACATTTACTCTTACCGAAGAACCTCCACTATATACATCAGAGGTTGCCCACACTTTTATATTAGGGAAGTTTTTCTTCACAAATTGTTTGATAAGAGATGCGGTGTTCTTCGCATTCATATTGATGTATGGTTCGTTCTTCCACTTATCGAACCACAATGCGTTGGAAGGAAGTTCGAAAGTTTGGTTACTGATTTGGATTTTGATTTTCTTACTCATTTTGTTAGGGGTTTTAGGGGTTATCTCTTATTACTTTATAAATGTACGAAAAACTTTTCGTAATTCCAAGGGTTTGTGAAAATATTTTAAAATTATTTTGAACAATTTTTGTATTCTTCAATTAGAGATAGTACGGTTTTAACATACCCTTTGAAATACCCAACTTCAAATGCCAGTTGGGATGGTAGTTCGGTGGAATACTCTTTTGCTTCTTTTTCCGCAGTGTAGATTGAATTCGAAAGAGTGGATTCAATTCCGTTTACCAATTCGATAAGTTGGGATTTAGAGAGAGTTCTGTAATTATACATATAATTTAGGGGATTTGGTTAATTAAAAGTTTGGGTTATCTAATGCAAAGTATCCAATTTTAAATGGTTGGTTACCATAATCACAGGGCTGATTCATATCAATATCATCATCACCATCTTCCATTTCATGTACGGATACGATAGTACAACCTAAACTTTCATATACTTTTGCCATTTCTATTTCTTCTGGATGAAGTAGTAGGAAATCACCATACTCTGCATCATCGGCGGTTATAGCAACTAATGCTCCACCATAGTTTTTAAAGAATTCTGTCTTTCTCATATTATAGTCCGCTTTCCATTCGTTGAACTCTATTGTGATATTCGGCTTCCGAATACTCCACTATCGAAAGTGATGGAGTAAATTTGGTCATCAATCTACCACTAGCATATCTCCAAATCACATTATCGATGAAATCTTTCATCATATAAGTTCCATCAGATGAACCAAATCCTTGGTCTTCAGGCCAATCATCTGTCCATTCTTCAGCAACTTCGGTTGCTACTTCCAACAAATCCCATTGTGGGATATGCTCATCACCAACCATTTTGGTGAAACCACTAACTCTATGAGAGTTGAACACTAAACTTTGGGGGTCAATAAGGTAATTCATAATTAAGGGGGGTTAAAGGTTCATTTCTTATTACTCTACTAATCTACGAAAAACTTTTCGCAATTCCAAGTACTTTCGTAATTATTTTTCTAATACCCAATTAAGAGTATCGATTTGAGTTTGTATTTTTAATATATTAATATCGTGTAAGATATCGAGTTTCATCTCTTTTGAGAGTGCAAGTTCTAACTCTGATATTTTTATTAGAATATCTGTTTCGTTTTTCATATAGGGTATCTTTATTACAATCACAATGTACGAAATTCCGAAATAAAAAACAAGTATTTCATCGATTATTTTGGAAAATTTAATAATTATTAGTATATTGTTATACTCTAATCAAATAAAAAACAAGTATTTCATCGATTATTTTGGAAAATTTAATAATTATTAGTATATTGTTATACTCTAATCATTTACATCTGTATGAACGCCAAGGTTTTATCTAGTTTAGAAAAAAGTTATATCCAATTAGATTGGAAAGATTATATTTGTAAAATAGAAATGACGGCGGAGCAGATGGTTAAGATTATTGATTTAATCGAAATTTTCAAAAAAATCAAAGGAACTAAAGAGTTAGTTATATTTAGATTTGAAGGAGTACCTGCATACGTTACTGTTAAGAAGGAGGAGTATAGTTCGATATTAGATTGGATACATCAGAGAATGATAGATTTTGAACTCTTTGAGCAATGTAAACGAATCAATGATATAGTGAAATCTTTATGAATAAAGCATCAGAGATATTTTTAAGTTGGAGAAGAGCGGCAAATCCAACTCCCGAACAAACTACATTAGCCGGAAAACGATACACTATTTGTCAAACTTGTCCATCAAGAACTCCTTCCGTAGTATTTACAGAGATATGTGGTGAATGTGGATGTCCATTAGGTAAAAAGATATTCACACCTGTTATGGGTAGTTGTGATTTAAAAAAATGGAATAGTGTAGAAAATTTATAAAGAATATATGAATTTACAAGAATATAAAAAATGTTTAGCTGAAATAGAGACAGGTAAATTAGCAACATTAAATAACTTAATACGCCATCATAGTAATATCATTATATTGGGTAATGGTGGAAGTAATGCGGTTGCGTTACACATAGCCGAAGATTACCATAAAATGTTGGGAATTAAAACAATTACATTTGGTGATACACCTAGAATGAGTTGTTATGCGAATGATTACGGTTGGGATAATGCATATCAGATGTTTTTAGAACATTTTGTAGAAGGAGATACATTGGTAATACTAATATCATCATCTGGTAATTCAAAAAACATATTGAATTGTGCGAAGTATTGTGTAGATAATTCCATTGATATGATTACAATGTCGGGTCATTCTGAAAAGAATAAATTGAAATCTAACTTTGGAAGCCATTCAAAATTACATTTTTGGGTAGATAGTAAAGATTACGGAATCGTTGAAGGATTACATGAGTTAATACTACATTCAGTTATTTAATTTCAATTTTGTAAATATGAGAATACTAATAATCGCGATGGGTAGAAGTGGTGGGTATTCTTTACTTAATTGGATAGGTTCAGAAAAAAAATATCAAACTATTCATGAACCAACAAAAGATAATTTTGATATGTTGAGTATCTATAAAATCAGGTTATTGGAAAAAAATAAAAACAATATAGTAGTAAAGTATTTGATTAGTGAAATAGAAAATGAATTAGATACATTCAATTGGAGTAATTGGGATAAGGTCATTGGGTTAATACGAAACGATATACAAGAGTGTGCAATATCACATTATTGGGCACTATCTTCAAATTCTATTACTTGGAGAGAATGCTATGAAATATCTAATCAATGGTTAATAGAAAATGAAAAAGAAATCAAAGAGGAGGAATCTAGATTGCAGAAATATAAAGAGATAATATCTAATATACCCCAAATTGAATTAATGGTATCATATGAGAACATATATCAAGGTAATGAGGATATTAATAGGTTAACTCATTATTTGGGGATTCAAAAAATAAATTCTCATTCTCTTTTAGATAATAGAAATAGATTACGAAATGTAATTGATGTTAAATCAAAAAGAAGTTTAATTTAAAACAATCATATTTATATAAGAATACACATATAAAAAAAGCATTATGAAAGGAACACTATTTTCCGCAGATTTTGTAAAAGACTCAACTGGTAATTTGAGATTATTAGAATTAAATACTGATACTGGATTTATAAATCAGGAATTAGTTAATTTTGATTTTTCTGATTTTAACCAAATACTTGTAGATAATAGTATCTCTGAATTAGATATTATCTATAAACCAGATATTCATCAAAAATTTGTAAACCAACTTACATCTTCTCTATCATCAGATACAACCGTTATAAATTTACATAAAGAAAGTAATGGTACAATATACCCAACACAAGTTGAGGATTCTGATAATAAATTTATTTTGAGATTAGCGTATGATGAATCTGCTCTGTTTGATAGTGAATACTGTAAAAATAGATTAAATGTTTTTAATTTATTTACGGATAATTCTATAAATGATTATTCTATTTCATATTATCATTCATCATCATTTGGTGAAAAAAACACTCTTACAAATGAGATAAACCCAAACAATATACCAGATGTAACTATAAAGGATGTGAATGAAATTCATAATCCAATTGATTTCTTTAAAATAGGTTTTCAAACTGAAAACGAATCATCAGAAGATAGATGGAATAACTTTATTAGTGAAAACGCAGCAGAAGATAAGTTAATAGAGCAATATCATTTTCACCCATCTAATGTAGATGATAATAACCACATAACATCTTATAGATTTTTTGGAATAGTATATGGCTCTAATTTAGAAGTAGTAAATTTACATACTTATAAAATTAGTTCAATATTTGACTTACCAACCGATTTAAGTTCTGAAGTAGTTGAAAATCAATATACAAATAAAATAGCCGATTATCACTACTATGAGTTTACAACTAACTTATTCAAAAATGATTCAGCAGGAATACTATCAACTCACCAAATACTAACTGATGAAAATACTTACAAACCTATATCAGAGTTTGTTGTGGGTGATTATGTAAAATCTTATTATATATCTCGTTCTGTTGAAGAGGAGACGGATACTAATTATAGTTTTCCAACAAATGAGTTTCCAATTGGTTCATACTTAACATCATCTATTGTAATTTATAAAAAGTATGAAAACTTAAAATATAATAGTATGTTTGAATTAAAAGTAGATGATGATTCTCTTTTCTCTGGAATAGCAAAATCGTTTTTAATTTTTGATTCTAGCTCTAATGCAAGTTCATTTAAAGAAATATATAATATAAATCCTGAAGTAGATTATTTATACGATGCCAATGGTAATCTAATTGATATAGATGAATTAAATTTTTATGTATCTACCGACAATAATTTAACTTATATAGAATTAGATGTTGAAGATACCGATACCTATATTATAAGTGGTTCTACTGCATTCAATTCAGTAGTTTCTCATAACGCACCTTGCTTCGTTGCAGGTACACAAATTTTGTTAGAAAATGGACTTACAAAAAATATCGAAGATGTAGTTGTAGGTGATTATGTAGTTTCATTTGATTTAAAAAATAACGAACCAAAAGTTAGTAAAGTTTTAAATACTTTTTCTAAACAAATTGATAAGATTGTTGAATATGAATTTTCAGATGGAAGTATTTTAAAAGCAACATTAGACCATCCAATTTACGTCATCAATAAGGGATGGGTTAACTATTTAGGTGAACCAGAACAATATAATGATGATTCATTTGAAGGAATTAAGCCTGTTAAAAAAATAGAAGTAGAAAAAATAGAAATCGGTGATGTTGTAAAGTTACATAATGGAGATGTTAAATTGATTAATGTAAATATAGTAGAAGAATCTACTATCGTATACAACTTATCAGAAATTGAAACATATCACAATTATTTTGCAAATAATGTGTTAGTTCATAACCTACGTCCACCTTCGTGTTTCACTGCCGATACTAAAGTAAAAATGGAAGATGGTAGTTTTAAAAACATAGTAGACATTGAGATTGGTGATTATGTTTTGAGTTATAAAAATGGTGAATATGTAAGAGGTGTTGTAACTGATAAAATACCACATCCTACCAATGATGTTGTTGAAGTTGTAAAATATAAGGGAATGATTTCCGATAGATTACATCCATTCTATGATAATGGAGAATGGAAACCAATTTGTGAAGCAAAAGGTGTTGAACTTGGTATTCAATATGTAGATAACTTTTATAATTTGGAAATAGATGGTGATGTTTTATTTGAAAGTGAACATAACTTTATAGTAGAGGATTTTATAGTTTCCGGTTTAGGAGATAATGAATTACTAAATAAAACTTTTAAAAGACAAGAGTTTTATCAAACAAGTATTAATGCATAATAAATAAAAATAAATAATCATGAACATAACCAACCACCCGCCGTTGTACAAAAAAAAGGCATTAAATGCTGTCAATAATAGAACTACATCTCAATTAACACCAGAAGAAAAGGGAAGAGTTCAACTTGTAGTTAATAAATTTTTTGAATTATTTATTGCAAAACATTTGTAATACAAATGATTATGAAACCTAGGTTATTTTGTTTTGGAGATTCATTCGTTGATTTTGATATTCCGAAATACCATTGGACATATTATCTGTCACACCATTACGAATTTTACAAATTCGCGGTGCGTGGGTCAGATAATAACTCCATAATATTTCAATTAGGAGATTTACCAGAATTTGAGCCTGGGGATAGAGTTTTGATTATGTTTACCGAACCTGGTAGAATACCTACTCGATTTTATGCAAATGGTAATTTAATAAATAAATTAGCTTGTTTGAAAGTAGATGAACACTATCGATGGTTAGATGGTGAGAGAAATAATGAAATAAAATTTTTTAAAAAACTTCAAACTTTACTAAAGGAGTATAATCCAGTATTTGTTACTTGGAATGAAACTTTTAATAAGGGTACAGAAGATTTTGTATCCTTAATACAAGTTAGTTCAAATTGGCAAGAAGGTGCTGGTGAAAAACGAGATGACCATCCTGGACCAAAGGGGTGTTATGAAATGTATAAAAAAATACATACACTACTTAATGTAAATGAACCTTTTGTTGATTTTAAAATCGAAGATAAAGATTTAATTTAATTATGTATAAAATACTTAAAAATGCTTTATCGTTAGATGAATGTGAATTCATTTTTTCTGAATTTGAAAAACTAGAAAAGAAAAAAGATTGGCTAGTTAAAGATTCTGATATAGTACATAAATGGGAAATATCTGATAGGTATACCGAAAAATTAAAAATAGAAGTTGAAAAATTTTATTCAACCAAAGTAAATACCGTTTTAGGGTATACTAGAAAATCACTTAAAGGACAAAAACTTCACAAGCACAAAGATGTATGTGAACTTGTTATTAGTGTTTTAATTAAACAATCTGATACAATTGCAAGTCCTTTATATCTTTGGATTGGTGGTGAAAAAGTTGAAATAATTTTAGAACAAGGTGATGGGGTAATATTCGAAGGAAGTAAAATATTTCACGAAAGAGATACATTAACATCGGATTGGTTAGTTGGTATGATATTAGCATACGAGAGAGTTAGAGAACCAAAATTAATGTAAGATGCAATCTATTATTCAAAAAAAATTATTCAATAAAGATGATTGTCATTACTTTAAATCATTATCTGATGATGAATCATTCAAACGCAGTAAAGTAACAGGATATAGTAATATTGATGTTATATCAGAACATAGAACTTCAAGTGAGTTAACTATAGAGCTAACACATAATTTATCAAATATGATGTTAGAAAAGTTGAAAGAATTTGAAATAAAAAATTTACCTGATTTTTTTATAATTCTGAAATATGATAAAAATCAAGAGTTCAAAAGACATACCGATTCAGGCATTGAATATCCAAACAGATATAAAACTTTAATAATACAACTTTCAAATGAAACCGATTATGATGGTGGTGAATTATGTATTTTTCACAATGATGATACAATAGTATCTTCAAAAGAAATTGGAAATGTTATAATGTTTGATTCATCTATCGAACATAGTGTTAATAAAATTAAAGATGGTATACGATATAGTATTGTTTTTTGGTTATCAATTGATAATTTCGCATTAAATAAATCACTAATATAGTGTTCTGATTGACTTAATAAAAAAATAATTTTTATAATGATAAACTTTACAAAAGAAGAATGTAACGAAATAATATCATTATCAAATTTATTTCAAAAACATTTATCAAATGAATGGTGGGAAAGTAATGAAACTATTTATTTTGCTTGGCATATAGAAAGAAATGAAATAACTGAATGGATATTTGAACGATTGTTAAACTATCTTAAAATGAATACAAACATCACATTGAATAAACCACTCAATGTGATTCATTTACAAAATGTACAAAAGGGAAATAAATTTGAACCTCATATTGATAAACATAGTTTATATAACATAGGTGCTTGTTTAAATGATGATTATCAAGGAGGAGAACTCATTTGCTATAATCCAAAATTTATTGTACCTAAAATTGCCGGAAATATCTATACCTTTTATGGTAGTAGATTACACGAAGTAACAGAGGTTACTAGTGGTGAACGATGGTCTCTAATTGCATTTTTAAGTAAAGATTTATTAAAGAATAAATTAGTATGATTGATAAATCAAAATATATATGCACAACTCCATTCTTCTTTACAGAGGTAGAAGATAATAAACAATTTTTATGTTGTCCATCTTGGTTAAGTACGGATATTAATAGTGGTAAAGGGATATTGGATAGTTTTAATTCTGAAATTTCTGAAAAAATAAGAGATAGTGTAACTGATGGTAGTTACAAATACTGTAATGAATTTTTGTGTCCATATTTAGCAAGTTTTAAAAGTAATAGAATACCTTCTAAATTCATACCCAATACATCCGAAAATGTTGATTATTTACATAAAACAAAGGGGCCTAAAATAATTAATTTTACATTTGATAGAAGCTGTAATTTTCAATGCCCATCTTGTAGGGTTGAATTAATAAATTATAAAGGTAGTAAACGAATATCCGTAGAAAAAAAACTAACTGAAATTAACGATGAAATATCACCGTTCGTTGAACGATTGGTATTAAGTGGTTCAGCTGACCCATTTTTCTCAAAATCATTCAGACAGTTTCTTATTACATTGGATTCAAATAGATTTAAAAAATTAAAATCAATTCATTTACATACAAATGGTTCATTATGGACTCCTGAAATGTGGGAGAAAATGAATGGTATACATCGTTATGTTAATACTTGTGAGATTTCAATAGATGCTGCTACAAAAGAAACATACGAAACTAAAACTAGAATTGGAGGTAATTGGGATGTGTTGCATGAAAATTTAAAGTTTATAACAAAAATACCAACTATAAAAGAATATATTTTTTCATTTGTAGTGCAAGATACTAATTATAAAGAAATGTACGATTTTTATAAAATGATTAAATCATATATGGATAAAAGAGAAACTAAAGTAAAATGGGATATTAGAACCAATGTGATTTCTGATTGGGGTACATTTAGTGAAGCTGAATTTAAAATTAAAAATGTAGCAAATCCAGACCATGCTGAATATAATTCGTTTTTGTTAGAATTGGATAAAGTTAAAAATATTCCAAATGTAATACATAATTTTCATCATTTATATACAACTGAAAAACCTTTAATTTAAATAATGGCAACACTTTGGACTTTTGGTGATTCAATGACCTTTGGACACGGGTGTGTACCAAATTATGAGGGAGATGAATACTATAAAAAATATAAAAAATCAGATGATGATTTGATTTGGCCTGTTATATTGGCTAATAAATTAGGTTATAAATTAAATAATTTAGGAAAATGTGGAGCATCTAACGATTATATATTTGATAAGATAATAGATAATTATCATTCAATTTCGGAAAACGATATTGTAATTGTTAATAAAACTTTTTCATATAGATTTGATATACCATCTCATAATCCAGATGAATTTTATAATGTATGTGGTGAGGTTATTAAATCCGATACTGGTTATAAGACCACAATTGAAAATAAAGAAAAATATGAAACTATTGTTAATTTTTCATATTACTTTAGTGGACACGATGTATATCGTAAACGTCACGAGAAACGATATGATTTTTTAAAATCTATAATAAAATGTTATAAATATTTTGAATTTTATACACAAACTATTTGGGAGGATTCACACGCACAGAATATAAAAGATGCTACCAAAGGTAAAATGGAAGATTACCATTTAAGTTTTCTTGGGCATAAACAATTCGCTAATTATGTATACTCATCATTATTTAATGAAGATGGTAAAAAATTATTATAAGAAACGGTAATTTGTAAAATTCATATTTTTTTACTATATTTACTTGTAAAAATTTTAATTATGATTATATTACCGCAGAATCCAATAACCGAAAATAGCTTCAATAGATGGAAGTGTCATAAAATAGAAGTAGAAGATGGTATAGATTCCTACCATTATTACGTCATACCATTGGTAGATATAGATGAAGATGATATAGAAAATATAGAATTTGCTCCAGTATTATTCAGTTCCGAATCTGATGAATTTTTTGATGAAAACGGAAACACAATCTACACCGTTCGATTATTTGATGATGATTTACCTGAATTAACTACTGAAGAAGAAGTTGAAATTCTGTATGAAATCCTAACAAAGAAAAAACTTTTTATGTAATGACTAGGAAAATTTGAAAATTTTTCGTATGTTTGGGTATTATTAATAGTTAAACTCATTACTACTCAAGAAAATGAAGCAAAAAACAGAACAAGAATTAAAAGCAAATTACGAAAAGTTTCTCAAAATCCTAGAAAAGTACTTCACAGGTGAAAGATTAGAAAAACTTCTTCATATGTATTCTGAATCAGAATTAGGTGGTAACCTTATGATTTCACCAGCTTCTGGTAATTTAAATTTTCATAATGCATATCCAGGTGGTTATAT